CGGTGATATGAAGTCCACCTTGAGTTCCTGTCCCTGGTACTCTTCCAGGGATGCAGGAAGCTCTGGGAGTCTGCCATTGTTGTACTCGTTCTCAAACACAAACTCTATCACTGGCTCAAGGAACTCTGTTGCCAGCCTGTTGAAGAACGCTGACATGATGTTGCTCTGCTCTGTCATCAGTGCGGCAACCTCTGTCGCTGTCTTTGTCTTGTCGATTGTCTGGGAGAGCATTAGGAAGAAGTTTGTATAATATGCTTCCTTGATGCAGTTCCGCACTCTCTCCCTCTCCATCTCGGTGAAGCCCAGGTCTCCAGTAACGTTTATTGGTGTGAAGTCCTCGCCAGCCTTGAGGTCGGTTATGCCAGCAGGGAGAAGATTGATGACAAGCCCCTCGGTCCGTTTAATCGGTGGGCTTGCTATCATCTGGGACTTCTGAAGTATATTCTTAGATAATATGTTGGCTGTCTTGATGTTCGACAACTGCATGATGCCTGGTCCTTGTGTTCCGTAAGGTGTACCCTCGGCATCCCTGTTCCATCTCCATGCCACGAATGGCTTGTAGCTGAAACGCTCTTCCTTCACTGTCTTGTCTGGCTGTATCTCGCACCAGTAAACGGAAATGTATTCCCCAGTGCCTTTCACCTTGATGTCGAACCTGTCTGCTGGTCCGATGTACTGGCAGAACTTGTACTTCTTGTTGAAGTCCTCGCTCTTGGCTATCTGCTTGGGTACAGCCTTCTCGCCGAAAGCATCGATGGCATCATCCCTTGTCAGCCAGATGTCTCTGAACATGGTGTCGGCAGTGCCGAACCTGTTTTCCATGAGTACAAAGTCCTTTGGATGCAGGAGCTTGAAGCATGGCATTCCCTCTTTGGTGTCATCCTCAAGCCACATGGCGGCTGTTGAGAAGTCAGCACCCATCCTCACCATCTGTCTCGCTTCATCGTAGAAGTTAGACCTGTTGAGCTGTCTGTAGCACACCTTCTCGACCTCATAGAGCCAGTCGGATGCTTCGTCTGAGTTGAGCTTTGAGTTCTCCCATGCTATCTTGAACCACGCTATTGAACGCCCGAAACAAGTACCCATCAAGCCATCAGCCATAAGGTTGGAACTCTCGTTTGCGGTGTTGTCGTATATGTCTGCTGTATCGTCAAGTCGTTTGGTTGTAAGACCAGTTGTCCCCCAGTCTCCGTAGGATGCCGCCATGTAGCGTGCAATCTCTTTCCATCTCGTTACAAAAGGCTCTCGTTCTGTCTCAAGCTGTCTCTTGATTTTCTGGAGCTTTTGAATAGACTTCGTATCCATACTCTCATTTTCTTAGATGTGGTAATGCTTTCCAACAGACAAGTGCATTTCGGAAGAAATTTTTTTACTGTATGTTTTTTCTGAACGGACTCCAGTCATAGCTCTTAGCCGCCTTATTGACTGGTTTCTCCAGGGAGAGCGTGCTTTTCTCGTTGAACTTCACCCACCAGCAGAACATGAGGAAGCTCGCCACAAAGTCATCGTGCTTGGCTTCTGCATCGTTTCCGTAGGTCGTGTGTCCCTTCTCGTTCACCTTGCCCTGGAAGTGTACCAACTGTCTCTTGAACTCTGCTGAGTATGGTATGTCGGTAGGCACTTTCACCCTGTCCTGCTCTATCAAAGCCCTGGCATCGGTAATCATCTCAACCTTCGGCACAGACCAGCCACGCTGTAGCTTTATGTCCATAGTTGAGCCGAACCTCTGGTCTGCCTGTCCGTAGTACAATGGCTGTTCCTTTATGCCCCCAGAGAACACCACCTCTATCGGGTTCAAGCCTTTGCTTCGGCATAAGTCGGCTATAGCCTGTCCCACGCCAGTGCCATCCATGAGAAGGACATGGTTGTTCTTGTACCTCTCGCCGCCCAGGATAAGTGCGAGCCTGTCAACCTGGTCGGTGTAGGACATCTGCTCCCACTTGATTATGAAATCACATACCCAGTAGGTGAACACCCTCTGGTTCTTATCGCCTATAATCTTGGGGTTGAGCCACCAGAACTGTATCACAGTGGCATCGTTGTTCTTGGCTATATCCCAGGACACTATATACTCTTTCACTTATGCCTCCAATAACGAATAGTCGACGCCGCTTCTCTCGACACTGCTCTCTGGTCTCTCCTGCCTTTGTCCAGTGAACATCATCTCTATTTCGTCATAACTGAATACGCTCTGCTCGGTCTCCACGAACTCACAGCAGTATTCCTGTTTATATTTCCTTATGCCCATGTCAAAGAGCTTTTCCAACTGTTCCTCATAGTTCCAGTGTCTTGGGGAGAACCACGCCTTTATCCCCTTCTTGGCTCTCTCTGCCTGGTACGCCTTTTCGTCTCCATCCATGTAGGGGATTAGGTCAAGTCCGTTGGGTCGCTGTATCGGTTGCCAGGGACTCCGTATCTCGTATCTCTCCCAGGGGTCGTTTGGGCGTGGATTATTAAAAATATCATAAAAGAACCCTGTCTTTCCGTAGGGCGTAGAAAGGAGAATGAGCCTTCCTGGGTTGTCTGTGAACATAGGTGTAACGACCTCGGTGTAGATTAGGTCATCTATCTGGCTCGCCTCGTCAAGGATGACCACTGCTGGGCATGACTTACCTCTGGCACTCTGAGTCGCTGGCACTACAGATATGATGCTCCTGTTCTCCCTCACATTGACATGGGTCGATGCTGGGTCGTACTGCGGATATGTTGAGTCCTGTCTGATGAACGACTGTATCTTACGCATATCATCCTGGCTCTGGCTCTCGGTAGGGGCAAGCACTATTGATAATGAATTGTCCCTGTACTTGGCTATCCAGCATGGGTCGGTGGATGTGATTGTGCTTTTCCCACTCTGCCTGGCGGCGTTTATGATTATCCTTCTCCCAGTTGACTCAAGGATAGCCTTCTGCCACTCGAATGGGTCAAAGCCCAGGTTCTGTATGTAGTCCAGCTTGGAGAGATACCCCAGAAGCCACCTGGCATCATCTTTGGATAGTTCTGAGCCTGTCAAGCATATCCTCCTTGCCTTCCGATGACTGTATAATCTGTCCCACCTGGGCAAGTATCAGAGCTGGTCTGTTCACAATCTCCACGCTCTCCTTTAGGTCTCCAGTAATCTTGGCAAGTGTGGTCAAGTACGCTAAGAGGGTCTGTGCTGTCCTGTTGAGCAGTTCCACATAGGTTCTCGCCCTTCTTGGGTCGCTTAGGTCGTATTCCTGTGTCTCCCTGTCCTTCAGCTCCCTCTTCAGTGCCTCAAGCAATTCCGTTAGGTCATCAGCCTGGTAGTTGAGCTTAGCCACCAGGTTGTCAACATCGTCTCTCCTGCTCTCTGCTATCTCCTTAGCCATACCTGGAATGACCACACCATTCTTGTATCTGTCAACGCACTTGGGGGGTACGCCATAATTTGTCGCAATAGTTTTCGGCGGCATTCCCTCTCTGATGGCTTTCTTGACAGCTTTCTTCTTGTCGCTCGGCAGTTTGTCTATGGTGTAGGCATTTGCCATTAAAGCCCCTCTCTTGATATTTTGTATTCCAGGGCAGAACACATGGCATCTATGGTGTCATCATGCTTTCCATCCATGAACTCCTGTCTCAGTTTCTCAAGCCACTTCCTTGCTCCCTCTGGAGCGTTGTCTGCCAGCTTTATGGAGTTTGCGAATGTCTTTCGCTTAATGAACATCAGTTCATCTTCTCGGATGATGTCTCCTATCTGCATCATCAGAACGCCTCCCACTCTCTCACTCGGTCAATGTCGCTGGAGCATGGGTACACCCCAGGGATTGCTGTACTCGGCATACCAGCAAAGACATACTCATAGTCCCTGTTGGCTCTTCTCATAATCCTCGCCTTGTACTGCCTTCCATCCTTGCCACGCACATCGAACAGGTTTGTTGATATGCACATTCCGCTTCTCGATGCCTCGATTGCTCTCTGTGAGTCCTCGTTCCTCTCTTTCATCTGTACCTCCTGCTATGTCTGAATATCCATCGGTCAACCCAATAGAAGATTGAGCCGCCTATCAAGTTCGCTGTAACAGTTGCCACCCAGCCATTCGTGTCAGCCAGCCACCACAGACAGACAAACAGTATCGGTGTGCTGAGTTGCCATCTGAGCAGATATAGGACGAACTTCATTCCAGCATCCCTTCCTCATACAGCTCGGTGTATCTCGCCTTTAGCTTCTGGTATCTGCCTCTCGCCCACTCGTTGTGGCTCTCCCTGGCTTTCTTCCTGTACTTCCGTATTGTCGCTGGGAGCTGGCAGTGATACCACGCCGCATGGACTGAGCATCCCACTTCGTCTGCTATAGCCTGGTAGTTCATGCCCTGGTCGTAGAGTTCCTTAATCTTTGTTATCTGCTCCTGGGTCAGCCTGGGGCAACGCCTTGCCTGGGGCTTTATGTGCATCTGCATGATGTCAGTCAGCCTCAATTATTCCCTCATAAATGACAGTGCTGTTGGTGGTGGCTGTCTCATGGTCTTTTACCGATAGTCCATGTGTACGCTTCCCCAGCTGGATGAACTTGCCCAGGTGGTGATACCAGAACGGAAGCGATGGCACTATGTCGTTCTTGTAGCAGACTGTGTATATCGGGAAGTCTGCATCCTGTTTCCTTGAGAACGCCCTGGGAGGGTCTATCGCTCCCACGATGATGTTCTCATAGTCATGGAGAGAGTAGTGCTTCATCATCAGCCCCAGCATGATGGCTTCTGCCCCTCCCTTGCTCCTTCCAGATATGATGACTCCCTTCCTTGATGCCTCCCATAACTGCTTGGATGCGTAGATTGTACGCAGAAGGTCATCGCCATACTTGTCGAACTCCCACTGGTAGCCCTTGTGTGTCCTTCCGAAAGCCATGAGGTTGACAAGCCAATCTCTCCAGCCCTTTGATGGCTTTAGATTTATGGTCAGCCAGCCAGTATGATGCCTTGCATTGAACACCCCGAACTGGACATCGATTGTCTTGTCATAAGACTTCTTCAGCACCTTGTCCACATTGTCGTTGAACGCCACAAGAGCTATAGCATGAAGGTCTAAATCTCTCATTGTGCCTCTCCAAAATCAAACTGTAGGGCAGAGCCTTTCTGGACTTTGCCTAATATGAAATCGCATATAAAGTTCCTCGCATAATCTGGACTTATCATGCTCCGTTCCTCTGAACATAACCCTGCCTTGCTTGCACCATGCTGTTCCCAAACTGTCAGCACTTTCTTGGGCTTGCAGTATGTGTAACCCTCTGTGTTCTTGCAGTTGAAGAACCAGAAGCCAGTAGGTTTCTTGAAGTAATCCCCTCGCCTTGTCCTGTCTTGGTCGATGATGGTGGGTTCTTTCAAGAAGTTGTTATGGAGATAGTGAAGCGAGCTAAACGGATTTTCTATAATCAGCCTTAACCCTCTGAAGATACATATTGCCACCATCTTGTAGAGCAGTTTGTAGAATGTGTTTCTGTTCTCTGCCCTCTCCAGCATAGTGTCAAACTTCTCCCTGTCGTTGAGACATCTATAGTTTGTGTTCTCCAGAGTGAAGTAGCATGGGTTCACGCTTCCAGTGAAGTAGATGCAAGGGAAGAAAGCTAAAATAAGGTCATCTTGGGTCATGCGGTCAAACACAGTCTCTCTCTCTCTCTCTCTCTTGTAGGCTTCCTCGATGTCAGCGAAAAGGTCTACAACATGGTCTGTCTCCCCAAAGTTGTTCTGTATGTCGTAATCTTCAGCAGGTATGCCCAACTTGATAAATTCGTTCTTGAAAGTGCCACTCTGCTCAAAGAGACAATGAACCTTGCCTTTGATTGTCATTCAGCCATCCTCCTTCTGCTCCCCTGCGGTAACTCGGCAACCACATCTTCATCCACGCCCAGAACTTCATCAGCCATCTTCTCGGAAAGGTGGTCGATTATCCATTCTGGTACGCCCTCTTTGTACTTCGCCCGAAGTTCAGCTAACTCGGACTCGGTCTTTTTGCCTACGTGCTTCTTAACGAGAAGATGATAGGGTCTTGTCATTCTGCTCTCCCCTCGGCTATTCCTCTGATGAAGCCCACAAACTCTAACACTTCCAATGGTGTAGGTTCTTGCTTCTTGAACACATCGAGCATATATAACTGGCTCTCTCCGTCTTTCTCAACATAGAGATAGCCTTTGTCTGCCCGATAGTTCTCTCCGTTGTATGCGAACTCAATCATTCTGCTCTCCTGTTCCATGCCTCAATAGCCTCGGCTTCGCTTGTTCTGCTACCACTATTCGCACCACACCCTCCGTCAAGATAGTTGCAGTTCACAACCTTGCCATGATAATTACCATTCCATGTTTCAGCAATTCCCAAGTTCTTGTTCCCACAGAACGGACATGGCAGTAAGGTGTCCTTGCTCGCTGTTGTGGGGAAGCCCTCATGCTCTCGGATTATGTCCAATGTGTCTTTCATACTTCCTCCTTCGGTGGTACGATGTACTGCCAAGCTATCGGTTTAGGTGAGAACTGCCAACCATTGTACTGCTTGCTGTATTTATCCACCTTGAAAACCTTTTCGCCCCTGTGTTTGAACATAATCAGCGTTTCCTCTCCATCTGTCGGGTACTCTCCCTTGCTTGGATAATGCCATTGGTCTATGGTCGGGGCATCCTCTATGTCCACTACATCAACCACCATAGGATGCTCGCATCTATCCCAATCGCCGCTTTTATATGCCTGTTTCAGCAGTTCGTCTTTATCAATAAGTGTCATTCTTCCACCCCACATACAGAACCATCCAAAAATGTGAAATGCACCCACAAGTCGGTCATGTTATATGCCTCGCCTCTGCCGATACCTACACCCCAACCATCACCAAACTCTGTGATAAGTTGCCCTTTGGTGTTGGCTTCTTTTCTCCGCACCCAAATCAATGGCATTGTCATACCTACTGGTCGCTTGTTAGGACACTTAGCATCCCACACCTTGATTAACTCGTCTGTATTGGCGAATGGGCGGTACTTCTTCTCGGCTCTCTTTGGCTCGTAATCGTTGCACCCATAACCTTCTTCAAGCACACATGACCTATCGCCACCCCACTTTGACCTCCTGCAATTATCACACACAGAGGGTTGTGGCTTGCGTACATACAGATATGCCAACGGATACCACCCCTCTGATGTAATGAACCTTGACAAGCAGTCCTCGCCATGCACTTCTTTAAGCGTAACCACATCGGCTATGCAGTTTTCTTCTACACTTTTTCGCAGTTCAGCCAATGTGTTAGCCACTATCACCTTATCTCCTGTCTTTAACTCGTCAGCGTTAAGTGCTGTGTATACTCTTGATTTATCAAATTCCATTTTTGCTCTCCTTGACCTCTCTCAACACTTCTTCTCCACCCACAAAAATATCTCTGATTAACAAGCCCGCTTTCGGTTTCGCCCAATACTCACAGGTGTCATCTTTATCTGTCCTCTCCACATCAATAAGTCGGAAGCAGTAACAGTTGTCGCTATAAATAGCTTTGCCTACATATCGGCACTCTTTACAAGTTTTCATTTCTTCCTCTGGTTCATACCACCACTTCATCAGTAGCCCCTCGCAAACTCCAGGTACTCGCTGTATCGCTCCATCCTCCTGCCAGCCACCTGCTGGGTCGCTCTCAGCTCTGGATGCTCTTCCTGGGCTTTCCTTCTCGCCCTTCCCACGCTCTCAGTGCTGGGCATCTCCTTGTTGTGGAGCATATCCCACGCACTCATTAGATGTGTGTCATAGCCCAGCTCGATGCAGACCTCGTTATACAAGAGTCTGTCTGAGTTCCTGGTCATCGGTTTATCTTTAAGAATGCTGAACACTAAGTCCTTCAGCCTGTTTAAATTCATACAACCTCCCATTCATCGAAAGTCCAGCCATCCCTGGTCTGCTTTCCTGTCTTAATCAGCCTGTTTATCGTGTTAGGCTTAACGCCTGTCATATTCGTGGCAATCTTCACTGTCTGGCAGATGTAATGCTCGCCAGTCCTGGGATTGTCGCAGATGATGAATATTCCGTTGGCTTCCCTTCTCCTGCCTCCCATCACACTGCCTCCCACTTCTCTTTTGTGTGGTTGTAGTCATAACAGGCTCCACAGCTCTTGCACATAACCCTGTCTAAAGTAATCCTCAGCTCATAGCTCCCACAGGTGGGACACTGGGTAACTTTAGGCACTGGCTTCTGCTTGACTTCTTCCTTAGCTTCTGGATGCGGCTCTCTCTTCTCCCAGGTGATGCAAGCCGCCTCCCAGGACTTCATGGGCTGGTTTCCCACTCTCCAGCCCTTCGACTCATAGAAAGCGTGGAATGCCACAGCATCAAAGTGATAGCCCTTCTCAGCGACATATTCTTTAACCTGGTCTAAAGTAGGTTTAATGAAACGAGCGACAGGGGCGGCGGTAGCCGACTTTTCTTTTACTTTCTTTTCTCCTATATCCTTTTCCTTCTCCCTCTCCTTTGATAGAAGATTGTCCGAAGTTTCTTTCGAGATACTTGGAAGTTTCTTTGAAGTATCTTGGAAGTTTCTTTGAAGATTATTTGAAGTATCTTTGAAGTTGCTCGGAAGATTGTCGGAAGTTT